GTTCTTCAACCTCTTCATCGGAAAGGTCCATGTCGGAAAGGACCATGGACCCTGCTTGCTCAAACATTTCACCAGATTCAACTAGGCGACTAATTTCTGCTACTAGATCATCTAGTTCTTCCTGCGATCCTTCAAAGTCATCAAAGCACCCGGGCGCAAATACAACTTCTAGTTTCTTCTTTTCTGTATCAGACATATAAATCCTAATAAAAGCGAGGGGATAGAGTATGTCTCGTACCCTACCCCCTCTAGGAGCAACTATTTAGTTGCCTGCTTCCACAATGTACTTGCCGTACTTCTTGTGAAACTCGTCAAAGTTCTTCAATTGAGAAGGCTCAATCGGCAACTTGTAAGTCTTAAGCGCAATCTTAGCACCCATAACAACAAGTTCAGTTTCGAAATTCTTCATCATGTATGAGAAGAAGTTGTCAGCCATTTCGTGAAACTGCTTACGATCAGCAGTCTTGTTCTCAAGTGAATCCTTGAGTTCATAGCACATAGAAACAGTGAGTGAGTACATCGCACTGATTTCTTTAACGTTGAGTTCAGTTACCTTACCTGACAGAATGTCAGTTGGGTTAGGCATACGACCTGCAACCTTGCGGTGTGCCATAAACTTTGTAGCAAGACCATCACCAACTGAACCTGCAACAAGATTGAACAATGTATCAGTATCAGTGTTGTCTTCGTCATCAAGCAAATCGCTAACGAAACACCACGAACGGGGAGTAGCAAATGCACGGCTTGAAGACTTTGCATCAAAATCATAGAGGTCCTGCTTTGCAAAAGACAGATAACCAACAACGTCCTTGTGAATGTTCTTGTTTACAGCCCAATTCTGCCATGAAGTAAAGTCGGGACGCATTTCAATGTGAATGAAACGATTAGCAAGGGGCATCGGCATACGATACGTAACACCCTTGTCACTGTCACGATTACCTGCGGCAACAATAACAACGTTATCAGGCAACTTGTACTTACCTACACGACGGTTAAGAATAAGTTGATAGCCAGCCGCTTGCACTGCAGGGGGTGCAGAGTTCATTTCATCGAGGAAGAGAACTACGATAGGGTAGTCTTTAGCGAATTCTTCGCTAGGAAGATCGACAGGCTCAGCCCAGTCCATCTTGTTGATTTCTTTATTGAAGTAAGGGATACCACGAATATCAGTTGGTTCCATCTGCGCCATACGCAAGTCAATCATAGCACCACTAAGTTCGTTAGTGATTTCTTCTACGACTTCCGACTTACCGATGCCGGGAGGTCCCCAAAGAAAAACGGGTCGCTTTGCTTTGAATGCTGTCAGAATTGCCTTGCGGGCCTGAACAGAAGTAATTGTGAGATTATCAGATACGTGAGACATTGTTAGTTGCTCCTTTGTTTAACAATATATGTAATATAACAGGGTTTTGAATTAATGTCAAGCCTTAAATTAGGCAAACTCATAAAATTTTACAGATGGGTCTAATTTTTGCAACTCACGTGCCGCATTAGTCAATTCCTTATAACGGGCTTGAACAAGACTGCGGGGCAATTCACCATCGCAAGTCAAATTTTCAGGACTCAAATCACAATCGATACTATCGGCAATAGCCTGACGATCAACTGCACTGTCTAACGTAAGTGCTTTGGCGCCAAAGATCGTAGCGTATGCGTTCTTACGGTCCAAATATGCTTTCAATGCTTTCATTTTTAACTCCGATTTCTTAGTGTCAATACATGTATTGTACGCCCAAACTGAATTAAAGTCAAGCACTTTAATCCATAAGTTTAAGAATTAGTATCATTTTTTCGAGATAATCGATAGATTGTGCAATCTGTTGCTTATATGCAACAACTTTGTGGTCTTTATGAGTTTGACGGGCTTCTACCTCAAGCCTACTGAGTTGGGAATTCATTTCACCCAAATTGTTACATAATTTATGTAGGTCAGGATTATAACGTGAACGTTTCAACTGCCGACGCAGGTCCACAATAATGTCTCTGGCTTCAAGTGAGGTACTAAATCGTTCAGACATAGTGTGACTATAAGCCCAAACTCATTTAATGTCAACCGTTATTTTACTTTGCCATCCGGTCTGGCTTGGGGAGGAACACCGGCTCTGTTTGTGAGCCAACTAAATGCCTTAGCATTCTTTTTAACTGCGTTTGGACGAACGTCTTTGGTTAATGCCATGCTCCAGCGAGGATCATTCTTTTCTTTTTCGCTTGGAATGTATCCTGATGCTTCTGAAACTGATCCGCGATATTGTCTATCTTTCATACCACCATATGGATTTGTTGCCGCTATTTTTTCTGCGGCATATTGCATGGTTTCATCTTCGCTAACACTGTCTTCTAACTTCTTTGTTGATCGTAGTTTATTCCACTTCAATAAAGGAATGGTAAAATTACCATTTGGTTCTTTTTTAAATCCTACAGCAACAAGTTGGTCATCTGTATACTTGCCTCTAATATCTCTGGGGGTTAGTACTTTAAGTTTACCTATAGCAGGATTATTTCCTGAATAGCCTTCAAACTCTTTAGAATAACGTTCTGCTAAATCTTCTTCGCCGATTTGTTGTGCGTTAACAAGTTTATCCCACTTGGTTTGTGGAATATACCATGAGCCATTTTGTGATTTCTTAAAGCCCATGCGTAGTAAATCATAGTCAGAATATGAACCTTTCAACTCGCCAGGCTTTAAAAATTTCATTTTGGGACCTGAATACATTTCTTCAATGCTAAGTTCTTCACCGTGTAACTCATCACGCAACTTGTAAAGTGCATCGATTGCACCCTGACTTCTAACTGCTTTATATGCAAGATTTTCAGGACCAAACTCACCAAACGTATCTAAACCTGCTTGGCGATAACGCTTGATAGTTTTGATAGTGTCTTTGACTCGTTCTAAATTACGTGACTTAAGTGCTAGATCAACAAGTCCTGCTAACTTGTCATACTTTGCTTTAGTTGCATTTTGGTCAAGATTTGCTCTGCGCTTTGAAGGAATCTTAAGCCACTTATCATTAAGAATACTGTACTCGCCCAATGAAACTATTGGTTGATTAGAATCCTGCACATAAAGTTCTACTGGTACACCCTTCACTTTGATATCATGACTATCGTTATATATTGTCTTTTTAGCAGTGAATAACTCTCTGTAAACTTCGTCATTTGGCAACTTAGTCATATCAACAAGGATATGCAAGTCTAAGTCGCTATGTGGGGTATATGAATATGCCGCACTAGAACCGGATACTGTAATGTCTTTTACGTCTAGGCCACTGATGCCCATGTTGGATAAAAAGTCTTCAGCAATGACAATCAATTGCTTTCTAACCGCAGGATCTAATTGGTTATTACGCCATAGATTTGGGTTCAATTTGTCGTGAAATTTCACGGCATCTGACATTTTAAATGAGTGAAGTTCTTTAATATCCATATAGTATTTATCGCATTGGCCTTGAACCAAAATTCTCTAAGGTGATATGTACTCTGGGTTCAGTTCCACCATTCATAAAAGAATGAGATTTTTCATTATTAACTATATATACGGAACCATCTGCGGGCATGTGAAATGCTTTATCTTCGTAGACAAATCTACATCCTTCGTTAGTGATTAACGGAATATGCAAGCACATTTCGCTAAAATCAGTGTGCCAAGAATAGCACGTATCGGGCATAATGCATCTATATGATACCGTGTTGAAACTATGTGTGGCCATTAGATGTTTTACAACATTAACGGTGTAGGGCAATGAATCAAGTGTGTCTGTAGGACGATGACCAGTTGCTAAATTCAATGCACGTTGTATCAATACCGAACTATTTGGACGTTTGCGGTCAGATAATAAATGTTTTACCATGTTATATTCTTCTAATAACTTAGATAAATCAACTTTGTAATCGGGTAATATTTCAATGTAGTCAGGGTTCATCAAAGTATTTATAATGGAAAAGGCTCCTAAGAGCCTTTTGAATAGCGTAAAACTGATTACGCTACGAATGGGGTATATTCGATACCGGTTGTTGCTAACCCAGTTAAACCGATTGTAGTTTCAAATGCGGCTAATTCACTTGCGGCTATTAGAACATCCGCTTGACTTAGATTGCTGTTGTGCATCCAAGTTGTATATTCTGTAACTTGCGTCAATGTAGCATCTGTACCAAATACGTTTTTGTAAACGTGCTTGATGAATGTCTCATCGCTTACTCCACCTGCATCAGTTTTGTAAGTATCAGTGGCTAGTAATGCTGTTGCTAATTGTTTGTTAGTCCAACCATTGTCAGCAAGATAGATACCAATACCTTTGTATGAATTAGTAACATCACTTGTACCTAATGCGGCAGCCAGTAATGCATATACGTCACCTGCACGACCTGCGGCATCAAAGGCGATACCTTTGTTATCAAATACAACACGCTCGTGGTCTGCTAATGTAAATGTAACATTGGTTGCGACTGTGCTTGCGGCTGTAATTTTGTCTGCGGTCTTAGTAATTGTGAAGTCTGTGCTTGCGCCATTTAGTGTGTATGTGTCAATGCCGGTAGTGCCGGTTACATCAACAGCAACATCAACAGTGCCATCACCAACTCGACCTGTACCAACAGCACCAAACGTAGCAATCTTACCTGCAGTACCAACTGTTGCAACAGTTAGAATCAAGTTGTTTGTGCCGTTCACGCCACCTAGTGCAGAACCTAGAATAGTGATAGTGTCACCTGCAACATATCCAGAACCAGCACTTGCGGCTAGACTGTCTAAACTTGCTGTGTAAACACCGTTTGTTTTTACTACGTCAAAAACTGCGTCAACTCCTGCTCCACCTGTTAAACCCGTAACGTTTTGATATGTAGCATTCACTGCTTTGTCTTTAATTGTAATTGTTGTTGTCATAATATTCCTTATATAAAAAATAACTTAACAAGTATATAGCATTTGTAGTGCCACTGTCAAGGTTATATCGTACACAGGATGTGATCCGGGTCACAATTTTAGTTGAAAACTGGTTAGTTCCAATATTTGGATGAGTCTAAACGGTCCCAGTATTCTTTGTTGTTGCGATTAATAAAGTTTTTAATTAGATATGCGGCCATACCAAAGTATCCCATTTTCTTAAACCTACGAGAATCTTGACCAAAGTGATGATTGATAATTTTAAACTTTTTTGGACTGTACATTTTGGATAAAAAATAGTCTTCGGATGTTACAGTCTTTTCGGGGAATCCACCCAATTCTTCAAACCTGTCTCTACGTGTTAACATAAATGCACCAACTGCAAACGGAGAGAAATATTTCAATATGTGATTTATTACATTGAAGATAGAAAAGCCTATGATTGCTCTAATATCATTGTCATAGCACTTGATGTTTAATCCGATAAGATCCAAATCACTAGATACAATTTCATTCACTGCATCTTTAATAACAGTGTTTTTAAAGAACCGAACATCAGCATCAATGAATAAGATGTAAGGAGTGGTAACCAGTCGGGCACCATTGTTTTTTGCAAATGAAACAGGACCACCGTCTATGATTTCTACGTTCAACGAACCACAATTATCTCTGATAACTTGTCTAGTATTGTCGGTAGAACAATCAGCGATGATAATTTTAGTATCACTAATGTCTTGCTGACGCAATGATTCTAGTAAGTGATGAATATAATTTTCTTCGTTCTTGCAAGGAACAACAATGGTTATTTTATCTTTCATCATTATCTAATAACTTGAGTGTGTTTGTTCTTTAATGACTTATTCAATGCCTTTAGCCACAACTTTTTTTCTTTCTCTTCATTATGGTTCAATATTGCTTGATACATTTTCTTTACTATCTTCTTTACTTTCATCATCTTTCTCCTTAGTCCAAGTTACGATTTCCCAACGGCCGTCATGATGCTCTACTAGTGCTGTACAACTTTCTACCCAATCGCCGTCATTCATATATATTACACCATTAATTTCTTTTATTTCAGCGTGATGTATGTGTCCACATATCACACCATCGTAGTCTCTTTTTTTACAATATGCTGCCAAATTTGATTCAAACTGGAAGATAAAATCAACTGCCTTTTTTACTTTGTGTTTAAGATATTTACTAATACTAAAATACCCAAAACCCATACGATGACGGATCCAATTGAATCTGCTATTAAGCGATAAAATGATATCATATGCTTTGTCTCCTAAAAATCCTATCCATGGTGCTAGTCGTGTGATGCCATCAAACAAATCACCATGTATGACTAGATAGTGTTTGCCATCCGCCCCGACATGTTCTATTTGGTTATGAATTTCGATTAACCCAAAATTAAAATTATAGGGTAGCATTGTTCTTAAAAATTCATCATGGTTGCCTGCTACATATACTACTCTAGTACCTCGTTTAGCGTGACCTAATACTCTACGAACTACGTTAGTATGACTTTGTTTCCAGCGCCATTTGTTTTGTTGTATCTTCCATCCATCAATAATATCTCCGACCAAGTACAATGTATTACAACTGTTATGTTTCAAAAAGTTGTTAAGTTTTCCTGCTTGGCTGTCTTTGGTACCAAGATGAACGTCTGAAATAAAGATGGAACGATACGTTTTCATTATTGTATTTAGTTTATGAAACCAAAAGAAAAGGCTCCGAAGAGCCTTTTCCTAACTGTTTGGTTACAAGGTAGTCAGCCTCGTGAGACTCACGCCGCTAGGCGTAGTTCCTCAGTGTAGTAATTGTCATTTGCAGTTACTTTTTTGTGCTTCTTCGACCGGGTTTCCCCAATCCTAACGGCTTCTACATTGCCGAACAGTCCATTTCTTTACTCTTGACCCAATCGATCCTGTGTCATCCCCATCATAGACACACTGCCGACTCGCATACGCAAATCCCATAACTAAACAATGTGTCTATGGTGGAGATGGCGGGCACTGCCCCCGCGTCTTGAATCCTTTTCAGTCTACTTCATACTGTCATAACTCTTATTTAGTTTCAAATGTATTTTCATACATATTAACTAAAATTTTATTCAAAATAACACCTTCTGTTTTGTAAACATCAATTAGTTCTTTTATTACCTCGGGATACAAATCATAGTCAAATACTATATCTTGTGCCCTTTGTTTGTTATATCTAAGTTTGTCTTGTATTGTTTCTCTTAGTTTAGGTAAATCTTTTAACGGTACTTTAGACAAGTTCTTAAAATTTTCAACTAATAAATCAAATCTAGTTTCAGTATTTTCTACTGTATCAAATGTGTAATCGAAAATCTCATCATAGCGCAAAAATCCTAACTCGTCAAGATATTTGTGAAAGTGACTACATGATGCTACTAAAAATGGTTTCTCCATAAAAATAGCAGTAGCAGTTTTTTCAGAGACAGATAATGTATCTGTTCTAGTCTCGCTTATCAGTTGTGCAAAAGAGTTATAATATTCTTTTGGCAATACGTTATAGTTACGTGACTGCGTAAAAGAAATATCTGATAACTGCATCAATCTAGGCTTCCAATATTTCCATTCATATTCAATATTAGGGTTGTGCCATGAAATAGCATTAAAATGTAATAATTTATGTTTTGCAATTAGATCCATTAATAAACAGCGACTTTTTCTAGGTCTATAGTTCATGCTAACAAAATGATGTTGATAATTATCAACATTAGGTATAGCGTTTTTTAATGATTCTAAATGTATATATGTTCTAGAAAAATAGTGAGTTGGCCAATTAATAATTTCATGGTCAATATCTAACTTAGGTTCTTCGTCAGTGAAATATTTTTTAGTACTAGTAATGATAGTAAGTTTATGATTATTTTCTTGACAGGCTTTAATTAGTTCATTCCAATAATTGCATTCCCAATATGTCCATTCATGTGGACCATACAATATAACTTTATCAAAACTATCAGAATAAAGTGCATTTAACTGTGGTTGAACTTTATCTAACGTGTACCAAAATTCAAAAACTTGATATTTCATTAATTACCGACAAATACGCTCTTTGTAGATTCTTCCATCATCAGTCATTACTTCTTTCCAATCAGTACAAACTTGAACTGGCTGGGTTCGTTCGATAACAACTCTTTCTTCTCTATCTCTATCCTTAGCATCGGCAATAACTGCACCTAGAATTACACCACCGATCAAAGGTCCTACCCAGTTATCACGATGAATAATCACAGTACCGTGTCTGTGATGATGGTGACGATTTACGTGATGATATGGGCTGTGGCGATTGCTATCAACACCCCAACGATAATCATGGCGACCACCTGCAATTGCCGGAGTAGCCATTGTTGCTAACACAGCGATAATTAAACTACCAATAATCTTCTTCATGGATATCTCCTTAATAAATGAGTCCATATATAATGCACCATGCTTCTAGTGCTAATCTATGTAGCACGAAGGCTGCTATTGGTGCAAATAGTAGACCGTATACGATTTTTTGTTTTTGTGTTTCTGTCATGTTCATAACTATATTTAGTCTTGGATTAAAAGTCAAGTCCTTATTTAAAGAAATCAGTAAAACTAATAGATTTTGGGTAAGTTGAGTTGTTTTTTCTAAAAACCCATATAGGTTCTATAAAGATTCCATTCTTGCCACCAGTCTTGATTCGATGCGGTCTTGCTTGTAATCGCATACCAATCTTACCCAAATAGTTAGCGTTGGGGTAAGTTAGTATGTCATCAACCATTTCATCACATAGATTTGTTTTAGCACGAACTCGCAAAGGTGGGATAATATTAATCATCATATATGCATTTTCTCGTAATGTATCCCATACCATTCGATTTACCTTAAAGAAGAAATCATTCTTCCACGATTGGTAATCAGGATAACGCTTCCAAGATTGTTGATCTACCTTGCTAGTTGTCTCTGCATACTTTTCAGTTTCAAAGTAAGGAGGTGATGTAAAGTAAAAGTCAAACGTATTCTCATACAACTTCCAATCAACGTCTTCACTAGGTAGATTCCATATCTCTACATGTTTAACGCCTGTACAACTAAAATAGTTGACATCCTCTACGATAACGGCTTTACCACCTAATAAACGTTCATACTCAATACATTGCTGTTTATATACGGCAAACGTATCAGGATTAGGATCACACCCTACATAAATTCGTGTGTTGGGTGTAGCATAGAAACCAGCAAGTCTATCTCCCCATCCACAACTTGTATCAAGTACGTTCATAGCCTGATGCTTTTCATACAATGCTTTTGCTACACTAGGCTTAAACTGTGTGGCAGTATATGTTCCTAAACGAAATGCACTACGAAACGTAGCGGGGCCAATATCACTGTTGCCTAATGTGCCACTACGCCAAAAATGCCAATTCATCTTTGATAACTTTGACTTAGTATTCCAAATATCCCAGGGACTATCGACCTGTGTACTGCCGCACTTCATGCGATTTTCTTGTTGAAAGTAATCAGCGCACTTGTTGTAAACGTGACCTTTATCAATGACTCCTAATGGATTTGCGTCATATGTATATTTGTAAACAAACTTTTCTTGTACAGTATCAAAGTCTTTGTACTCGCCCATCATTGATGTTCTACACAAACGTAGGAAGTTTTCTTCCATATCAGTTGTGGGAATATCTTTAATAGGAAAAGGAATGTTGTTGCTAGTGATATACTCTGCTAGTGCTTCTTTGATTTCACTGATAGTGTATTGAGTAATGAACACCTTCCACTTCTCATTACTAATGCATGGGATACCCTTAGCATCGCAATGAGTTTGGAAATACTGTATGATGTTCTGATTAGCCATATACTATTATACTTGCCTTTGTTCCATAAAGCAAGTGTTATGGTTACAATTCTTCGAATCTTTTGCGCAACCACGCCCACTCGTATGAAAGTTTCAACTGATTAAAATCACCATTGACTTCTTCATAGAACTCGTCAGCATCAACAGCGCCCTTGATGCTGAATTGTGCAAAGTCCCCATCGGCTTTGTTCATCCATGCATCAAGGCGCTCCCGAGCAATATCACTATCTTCGGCTTTTAGTTTCAGTACTTCACGGAAGGCTGTGCGCCATGTTGAGAAAGGATCCGTGTTGTACATCGCTGTACCCGATAATAGTTCTACTACTTCGTGTTCATCGTCAAGGGTAAAGTCTAAGCCTTTACCTTCATTGGCAAGAGTTAATTTCTTATTGTAGGCAATCATTGCTTGGTGACCATAAATCAAACCATTCACTGGATTCTTTGCTTGAAAGATATAGTGCTTTGAAATCTGCATACGATCTGGTTGCCAGTTCCAATCGAATTTAGGACTGACCTTTAACTTAGCAAACACCGTGAACATCCAAGGAGTGTTGCTTGCTTCTGCGGCAGCATGATAGGCTGCTACACGACCATTTACGCCATCAACTCTAACTACTCTGTTTTTAAGTCCTTTAGTAACTCGTAATAGATGTTCGTAGTTTTCTTCTGCGCCAGTTTCACCATTGCTTAAGAATACAATGTCCATTGGGTTAGACTTAGAAAGTTTTGTAGATTTCTTAATGTAAGGATAATCATACAACTCTTTCTTTACATAGTCATTAACTTCACGTGGTACAACAATTCTACTTGCGCCGGTACTAGTAATGATAATAGTTTTAGTATCGGGCGCCCACAAGTTCATTGGTTCAATTTCAATCTTTTCAATATTGTTATTGTCTTCTGAAATCAATGTAGCATATGGCCAATTACCAATGCTAGTAACTGCGTCAACCATTGTATCTTTACTAGTAACAATAGTTGGCTCTGGCAAACGTTGCGCACGTAGTGTAGAGTTATAGTTTACTTTATGATAGTCCTCAAGAACTTTCATGTCTGCAATTAACTCTCTAGTCTTGTTTACATCAATAAAGAACGTGTCTCCAAACTTTTGTTTACCACTAGGGAATACATGTAGTTGATCTTTAGCGAAAGGATCACAGATATAACTAAAGTCAAACTCTCTGTAGTCACAAACACTACTGCATAGCCACAGATAATGTTCTTTCTTTTCTGGCTGTTTATTGATAATCTCACGTAGTGTGTTCAAATAACTTTTATTGTACTTGACAACTGTTATAGATTTTTCATCAACCTTTTGAGTAATCTGTTCGACAACTGAAGTTACTTCAGGATTACCATGATCGATAACATATACATCGTGTAATGCTTTTGTTGCCTTAGTACGATTATCTTTAACAAAGTTTAGATTATTCAAGTGTTCGATGATTTTAACATACTTTGTGTCTTGTGCAAACGTTTCACGGTTAATCATAAATGTTGTACCCCAGTGTGACCACTGAGTACCAAACACGTTTACCATTTTCATCTGCCAGGGGTTAGGGTAATAGTCAAAGTCAAAACCTGTATAGTCTAGTTCTGAGTTTAGTACCCATACCAAATTAGTTGTAGCACGATTAGTGCAACGAGTGATTGTATCGACCCAAGAGTTTAGGTAACGTGTCTTTTGAATTCTATTACCAAATTTTGCTTTAAGCGTTTCAAATCTATTAGCGGATTCTTTGTTACCTCTATCAACATAGAACATATCAATGTTAACTTTGATCTCAACTTTTTGATCTTCGACATAGTTAATTTCACGATTGCCTTTGAACCATTGTGGCCCGTTGACAAAATACGTTTGTGTATTCATGTTGTCACGTGTACCAAATGCATGAACATAATGTGCTTGTTCAATGCTAGGGCGCCAGTTAAAATCAAACTCTGAATAATTCAAGTCAGGGTTCAATGCCCAGAATACTTCGTCTTTATGTTTATCAACCAAATCTTCAAGTGTAGTCTCAATTAGATATTGAGCATACTCTTCTTTCTTAACTTCTTCGATCTCAACACGTTCTAAGTTTACAACTTCTCCGTTGTTGTTTGGTGTAATGTATTTTGGTCCGTCAATTGGGTCTACGATAGTACCAAACTGATAGATAACAGGGCCTGCTGTATCATCAGGATGCCATGAGAAGTCGAACTTACTCACATCTATTGTTGTAGGAATATCCCAGTTCTTTTTAGTAGGAAGTTTACGTGCTTTCAACACACGTGTATCAACATACTTGAGTTTAGTTGCACCAGGTACTATATATCGCGGCCCACCTGTCTTTTGATGTTGTGTACCAAACTGGTAGATGAAAGGATCATCTTCCGCATATGGATGCCATGAAAAATCAAACTCTGTTGCTGAGATATCATTTGGTATTTCCCAGTTAGTCATATTAGTAAGTGACTTGGCTGTTAAACCTTCAACATATTTGACTTCAGTTGCACCGGGTACAGTGTAACGAGGTCCACCAGTAAATGCCCACTGTGTACCAAACTGATAGATATAAGCAGGGTCAGTATCATCGGGATGCCATGAGAAGTCAAAGTTATTAACATCAATGTTAGCAGGAACTTCCCAGTTAGTATTCTTTGGCAACGCACGTGCTTTGATAATGTCAACATACTTAACATCTTTTGCACCGGGAACTACATAACGCGGGCCACGTGTCTTAGCCCATTGAGTACCAAACTGATAGATATACGCAGGGTCTTTGGGACTTGGCTTCCATGAGAAGTCAAACTTAGTTACATCAATATCACTAGGCACTTCCCAATTGTCCATATCGGGCGCAAGAGTAGCAAGTGGCTTATTCACGTATTTGATTTGAGTTGCATTCTTTACTTTGTATTCAATCGTAGGCATCACTTCGGGTGAGTGATATTGATTACCAAATTGATAGATATATGGCTCTTCTGTTTCATCAGGGTGCCATGAGTAATCGAAATCTACTACTGTATAATTTTCTAATGCCTTCCAATTATCTCTGTTGGGCAAACGTTTTGCTTTGATAATACGTGTGTCAATATATTTGATAGGTGACTCTTTAGTTGCACCAGGCGCAACATACTGCGGTCCACCTGTCTTTTGCCACTGAGTACCAAACTGATAAATGTATGGCTGATCTTCTAAGTAAGGGTGCCATGAGAAGTCAAATGCTTCTACATCAATTTCATTAGGGAAATATTCCCAGTTAGTTCTATCAGGTAATGCTTTTGCTGATTGTTCTTCTGCAAATTTTAACTCAGTAGCACCTGGAACTGTGTATATAGGTCCTCCGCTGAGTGCCCACTGAGTAGCAAATACATACATGTAAGGAGGACTAGTACTGTCTGGATGCCATGAAAAATCAAATCCAGTAATATCAATATTACTAGGAATCGTCCAGTTTTCTTCTGAAGGAAGTCTTTTAGCCTTTGAACCATCTAGATACTTTACCTCTGTTGCACCCTCTACTACATAACGAGGGCCGTCTGTTTTTTGCCATTGTGTGCCAAACTCATAGATATAAGGTGGCGCATGTGGATTAGGCTTCCATGTGAAGTCAAAGTCAGTAGCGTCAACATTCTTGGGAATAACCCAATTAGTTCTATCTGGTGCAAGAGTTGCTTTTAGCCCACTGACATATTTAACTTGTGTTGCGTTGGGAACTTTATATTGTACAGTAGGCATTGTTTCAGCATCATAGTACTGATTACCAAACTGATAGATATAAGGTTCTTCTGTATCATCAGGATGCCATGAATAATCAAAAGCAAATACTTTTAAGTTACCAACTACAGTATAGTTATCAAGACTCATTAAACGTTTTGCTTTTAGAATACGTGTATCAATATACTTAACAGGACTGTTCTTGTGACAACCAGGAGTAATATACTTTGGGCCACCTGTCTTTTGATGTTGTGTACCAAAGATATAGACATAAGGCTGATCTTCTACATATGGATGCCATGAGAAGTCAAAACTATCTTCGTCAATCAAGTCAGGATAGTATTCCCAATTTGTTTTATCGGGCAATGCTTTTGCTTTTTGATCTTCAACATATTTAATTTCTGTTGAATTTTTCATGTGATACACCGGCCCACCACTAAATGCCCACTGTGTAGCAAATACATACTCATATGCAGGGGCAGTGGCATCTGGATGCCAACTAAAGTCAAAACTATCTTTGTCAATATATGAAGGTATAGACCAGTTATCACTGCATGGCAATTTTTTTACTTTTTGCAAGTCCATATACTTTACTTCAATTGCGCCCTCTACTACATAACGAGGACCGTCTGTCTTCTGCCACTGAGTGCCGAACTCATAGATATAAGCAGGATCTTTGGGATTGGGTCTCCATGAATAATCAAAGCCAGTATCATCAATGTCACTGGGAATATTCCATTTTGCCCTGTCAGGTGCAAGAGTAGCAACAATAGAGTTTACATACTTAACCTGCGTTGCACCCTGCACACGATATTCAACAGTGGGCATAATTTCTGCCGGATATTGATTATTACCAAAAGCATAGATGTACGGCTCTTCTGTATCATCTGGATGCCAACTATAATCAAATGACGATAATTTAGCATCAGTGACTACATACCAATTCTTAAGATTAGGCAAACGTTTTGCTTTGATAATACGTGTGTCAATATACTTGATCGGTGAATTTTTGTGACAGCCAGGGGTAATATACTTTGGTCCACCGGTCTTTTGATGCTGTGTACCAAAGATATAAATGTAAGGTTGATCTTCTACATATGGATGCCATGAGAAGTCAAAACTATCTTCATCAATTAAATCAGGGTAGTATTCCCAGTTTGTTTTATTAGGTAATGCTTTTGCTTTTTGGTCTTCAACATACTTTATTTCTGTTGCGCCTTCCATTTTATACGTAGGGCCTCCCGACAACGCCCACTGAGTAGGAAAGTTATAATTATACTTAGGAGATGTGGCATCTGGATGCCAACTAAAATCAAAACTATCTTTATCAATATATGAAGGTATGTCCCAGTTATCAGTAGATGGCAGTTTTCTTACATGTTGTAAGTCCATATACTTTACTTCAGTTGCGCCCTCTACTACATAACGAGGACCACCTGTCTTCTGCCACTGTGTGCCAAACTCATAGATGAACGGTGGGTCGGCAGGACTAGGCTCCCAACTGAAATCAAATCCAGCAGTATCTATGTCTGTAGGAATTTCCCAGTTATCTTTACATGGTTTACGTGTAGCACGTTCTGTCATGTATTGATATTCGGTTGCACCTTCTACTACATACTGAATAGAGATTTTATCTTCTGGCTTGTTCCATTGATTGCCCCATGCATAGATATAAGGAGGCGCAGTTGGATCAGGAACCCAACTGTAATCAATGCCATTACAATCTTCTAAGTGTTCAAAACGTGAGACTTGAGGCAATAGTTTAGCAACGCTAGGCATATGCTTTTCATCAGTTGCCCCATCCATCTTATAAATGATAGTAGGCATCTTAGTACTGTCATATTGACTATGACCAAATACATAATTCATATTTGGTTCTCTTGGATCAGGTCTCCATGAGAAGTCAAAACTATCTTTGTGTACAGGGTGTAATATTTCCCACTTGTCCCATTCAGGGAGAACTTCAATTGGGTTAGGCATGTACTTCTTATCAGTTGCGCCAGGTGCGTGATATTCAAGTGTAGATTTTAATGTGCCTTCGATATACTTGTTACCCCAAATATAAATGAACGGGGTGTCCATTGGATCGGGACGCCAAGACATATCAAATTTATCTTTGTCAATTGGTTGAACTTCTACCCATCTATCTAATTCAGGAAGCAACTCTACAATAGAGTCCATGTACTTGACTTGAGTTGCACCCTCAACGTGATATTCTAATACAGTTTTTAATTGTACAGGTGCAAACTTATTTCCCCATTTATAGATATAAGCAGGTTCAGAAGGATCGGGATGCCATGAGAAGTCAAACTTACTTTGATCGATTAAATCTAATTCGACCCAGTTGTCAGTTTTTTCATTTTTTCTACGTACAGGATTTACATCTGCACGATAGATAATTAAGTCACTGTGTTCTTTTGGGCATAGCCAAGTGCCACTATCTTTTTGATGTTGGCTGGGCCACACATTGTTATGATCTTCAGCCCATACATCTTCGTCGGATAAGAATTCAAAGTCAAAGTCCCAATCGAAATTTTTGTAATCGCAGAATTCATTAATGATCCAGAAGTGGCTAGTAGAAGCCTTGGCACGGGCATCTATTAGTGATTCAGCGTGTCTTTCTCTGGGGTGAACGTTTGGCTTTTTGCCATAGTAAAATACATCTCTCAACATACATTTACTTATGAGCAGACTGTTACATTATAAAGTTTTTCAAATCTGTCTGCGTCTTCACGATTGTTTACCATTGGTTCTCCACGAATGTTAAGTGATGTGTTTAGTAGCATTGGGCAACCTGTTTCTTTGTACCAATGTTCTAAGAGTTTTCTAATTCCAGATCCGTCGTTAGGTACAGTTTGCACACGACTAGTAAAGTCAGCGTGAACGATAGCAGGAAATATGTGAGGATGCCTACAACGAGCGATGACTTGCATATACCTACTGTTATCGAAACCACGAGGCATGTCAAAATACATATCAGCATGTTCCTCCAAAATAATTGGCGCAAACGGGCGGAACTTCTGTCTTCGCTTAATTTCATTTACTTTATCCTTAATATCTGATCCTCTAGGATCCGCTAACAATGATCGATTACCCAAAGCACGTGGGCCAAACTCCGCACGACCACTAGCAACTCCTACGATCTTATTCGTATACAACTCTTTAATTACATCGTCAACGGGATAATCACCCTCAATGTTATATCCTAAGAATGCATCTGTCCACTTAACTTTCTTACCATAACCCAAACAGGCTGCACCAAGACTGTTACCAGCGTCACCCGGATTAGGCATAATCCAAATATTCTTAAAGTGATCTCCTAATAATCTATTAGCAAGACAGTTAAGAGCAACGCCACCACCATATACTAAGTTCTGACTTGAACCTAAGAACTTTGCTTTAGCGATAACATTAGTAATCAATGTTTCTGTAAGTGCTTGTGTAGAAGCGGCAATATCCATTTCATTAGCACCTGCTAAGAAATCATCGCTAATGCCAGTATGTAGATTTAACTTGAAATCAAGTGTGGTTCTATTGGCTAATACATTATATTCTATCTTACTAGCATGAATAGGCTTGCCATATGCAGCCATACCCATTAAGATATATTCTTCATCTAGTGGACGTAAGCCCACTCGTTGTGTCATCGCAGAATAAAAAAGACCAATCGAGTCAGGGTATCTACGCCCCCAAAGTTTCTTATATGTTGCTTTACCTTCTTTATCATAACTTGCATCCCATATACTGATAGTATCCAACTCACCAATAGCGTCAATCACAACAACTGTTGCATGTTCAAAGGGTGATGTTTGAAATCCTGCGGCCGCATGAGTTAAGTGATGACTATGAGTATGAATCTTACCATTACGACCATCTTGTAGTTTATGCACAAATTTTGAACCAATAAGGTCTTTAGTGAATAAACTAGATAGTTTAGGCTTTTCTCCTGAACGCAATTGCCTAAAGAACTTCATCCAAGGACGTTCATAGTAGTGAAGTTCAACATCTCTACTATTGCAGTGCTTTAGTGCATCCTCAACAATATCATTGCACAAATCTTTAGTGTGCTTTTCTTTGTTATAACGTTCACTGTGTCCAGCAAATAATATGTTACCCTGGTCATCGATAACGCTTAATGCGGCATCGTGAAAGCCAGTACTGATTCCAATGTAGTTCATTTGTAGATGAATGGGTCCCGTTTTTTAAGTTCTTTGATACGTTTGCGGTATTGAATTTCACGTTTGACTTTGTTATAAAGTCTTTTTATCCATGTAAACATTTGTTTTCCTCTATAAATTTGTAAAGTTCTTCAGCATATAAACGATGCGGTGTTTCGTCATGATGCCAATACTTTGCGTTAGGGTTCTCATAACCCAAATTGCGATACTTCCAAAAGAATGCCTCGTCCTTAGTTCCGTTCAGTTTATAATAGCACTGTTTGTCAATTAAGTCAAGATATTCCTGCACATGTTTGCTACCCAAAGTAAACATATGCATTGCATTGCACATAACATATTTAACATTCAAACTTTTTAGAAAATATTGAATCTGCAATACATTATTGGCACTCATTATCTCTAGCATAGTTTCATTCTCTGCCATAAATTTATGATAGCGCGGGAACAATTCTTTCTCTTCTGGGTCTCCGCCTTCCCAGCCAAAGTTAATTCTAAAGTATGAATTGGTTGTATCGTCAAACCAGTCTGCTGATTTGCTACTACCATTATACCAAAAGCCTCTGTTACTTGCAACTTCTAATCTGATGCTTTCAGTCCAAGATGCTAATACAAACACTTCCATTTGGTTTGGCTTATAATTATGTTGAAACCATTTTAAGATACTACGTGCAATGCAACTGTTTGATGCACCATTCAATGCAATGTTAACTGGCTTATAACCTAGAATACGTGCAAGTTGTGCGCCATATGATTGCTGTCTATTATAGACGCTATCCTCTTGTCCATTGATTTCAGATCCGGCAGCATGACTACAACCTGCAATTAACATTATCTTTTCCATTAATTTCTCTTTATTCTATAACCAGGGTTGGCAAATTTCTCTGTGAACAATGCTGTATTATGTTCTAATATGGGAAGCATTCTATTATAGACGTTTTTCAAATTATCAATAGAACATTCATTTAAACCATCGATCAATTTAAAAATCTTTGCTAATCTTTCACTATGGTCATATTCATCGTCATATGATTCATCCCAAAAATCACCAAACGTTTTAAATCCTAAACTTTTAATATATTCTACTGTCTTTGGTGGCGCAACTACAATAAAGGGTTTCATATATTGCATTGCTTGAAATACTTTTTCAGAGAAGTTTGCCGTTGGTTGAAAAAACCGTGTTTCATTTATTACATCGACAAAGATATCGGAGTAATAATGCTCTAAAGTATTTCTGACACCATTAAATAACGCAGGTGTCATACCCGGTTTATATTCTGCCATGTTAGGCCACGGATTCATTAAGTGTGGATGATTAACCCAAACTGCTTCACTGGTAAATTGATCTACAATCAATGGACTATTTGTATTGACGTATTCGGTGTTTTCTTTTAGTATTCTAAAATGTGTAGGATGCTTTATATGCCATTCATTTAATTTAAATGGCAAATCTTGACTTAACACATCAAATGTAGTTTTAAAATACCAACTAACATTTGAATCCATTGTAGACAAATATGTAGCAACTAAATTTCTATGCTTAGTGTAACGCCAATTTAAATTCATAAACTTTTTAGTAAAGTTGTCATTTGCAAGATTAGTTAAATCTTGAATATTTTCCTGAGTCTTTAAAAACAAGTCATCGGTAACTAAGTTCATTTTTGAGTTATAATACGGGTAATACTTTTCAACTTCATAATCACATGTATGTACAGTGACATTAGTTAAATTATTTCGTGTAATATAATCTAAAATGCTATCTAACTCATCGGCTCTTAACTGTTGGAAGTCAATATCGTGACTAAACTCTGAGTAAAACCCTTGTGTATGTTTGGTGCCGTGTTTGTATTTCACTTTGGCCCCATTAAGATAACTGCACAATGGTTCATACAAATAAATATGCAAACCATTTTTATTCAATATGTCTTTTCCGTTTATATCATGCGTGATATCATCTAGTTGTTTGATACTAGAGTTATCCATATACACCATAAATGCACGGGTTAGATTATCTTCAATTTTAGGAACAATACTATATTTGAAAAACAGATGTGATGATTGTTTAGTATCAACGTTAGGTACGTTAACACAAAGCAAAGAATTCATTTGCCCAGAGTAAATGTTTTGTCCAGTAACTTGTAATGTATATCTGTCTTCTACCCCAATGTTTGCGGCCGCATGGGGAGTATCGTTATGCCATTTAAACCAATCACCTGCTTTCCAATTAGTGTATCCAACACCATCTAATTCAAAATAATGGCCGGGCTTCCAATCTTCAAGCATTAAAATAACTCTATATACTTCGTTGGAATCAACTTCATTTAGTTTGCAGTAAGTTCTGTAATGATCACTATGTATTGGCATAATTTCAAGTGTGGTCATTTTATAGAATGTATATGATTGATTAAACAATCCAAACGCACCCTCAATGTCCTTTATCCACTGGGGCATAGGGTTTCTATTATCATACATGCTACCAGTAAAACTTTTAACATAGTCATAGCCCATATTTCTCCATGTTTCTATCTCATGGTTAGTTATAGGTTGTTTTTTATAGGGTAGGTATTTAAAGTCATCTCCCCATAATTTGCCCAAATGTCCCCGTGTTACTCGTTCATTATTCATATCTTTATTTAATGGGATTACTTACTATTGACAAATTAAAAGTATGATACGTTTGTTTCAATAGTGCTAGATTATACTTTAAAATGGGTTCGATTTCCGATCTCAATTCTTCGAGTTCTTCAAGTGACTTACTACCAATATAGTCAATCAACTTTAATATCTTAGCCATTCGTACACTGTGTATTGGTTCTTCGTCATAACTTTCATCCCAAAAGTCACTAAATGTTTTTAGTCCAGTTTCTCGCATATATTTCAGTGTATATGGAGGTGCAACTAATATAAACGGATGCTTAAGAAATATTGTTTGTAGGATCTTCTCAGAGTAATTTGCAGTTGGCTGTGCAAATCTAGTTTCATTTACCACAGAAATAAAAGATTTATTATACAATGATGCTATTATACCAGTGCTTGAACGGTTAGACATAGTATGATAATTCAATGGAATAGTATATGCACCGTCCCATTTATTAATTTGTATAGGTTGTTTGACAGAATGATCTAAGTTAAGCGGCGACTTCTTATCTAGTAATATTGTTCCCAAACTTAGTTTGCGATATTGCTTGAGGTAATCTACCCTATAGTCTTCTATATTAAACCATAGATTTTTACTAAATGTTTCAAAGTCACATTTAAATTGCCAACTAACATAACTAGGGTAATTCTGCAAATATGCCGCTATGATATGTCTATGAGTAGCATATCTCCAGTTTAATGATAGAAACTTACGTTCTATCTTATATTCGGTTGTATCTAGCACTGGCATAGTTATACTAGTCTTGAGAAACAAGTCATCGCAAACTAATTTTAAATTACTATAGTGTGGGTAATATTTTTCAATATCATAGTCACAGGTATGTACTGTGATATTAGTTAGATTGTTTCGGGTAGCGTATAAACTAATGCTGTCAAGTTCTTTTGAACGATTTAGATTAACATCTTCATTACCAATATATTCGTGATAGAATTGTGGAGTTTTCTTGTGTTTACCTTTGTAGTAACTAATAATAGGTTCATACAAGTAGATATCTATTCCGGTATCGTTTAGATAATCAACATCATCATGTATTAAATGGTGTAGTTCTTTTAAACTATTATTCAACATAAAGATAATAATAGGTGTTGTTTTGTTTATCTGATGTATTACTTTGTTGATACTATAATGTTGATCACTATGTGGTTTAGTTTTTAGATTAGGAAAATTAAACCAATGTACTTCTTTATAGAGATCATTCGTTGACAACATTTCATTCTCGCTTTAGGTCAACTGTTACGCAATGAAAGCATCCTCCCAGTGTACGTGCGTGACGCATAGGTAGCATGGCACATTCAATATTGTGTTTCTCTAACTCTGTTCTAAGATTATGTTGATGTTCTTCTAATACAACTAAGTTTGGATTCACTGACAATAAATTGATACTGACCCATGTGCTTGCATTACAGTAGCCTGGATAATGTCCAATGTCTACTGGCTCGGGTGCCCAAATAACATCCCAGTTTCTCAACGGTTTAGGCAATTGTTCTACCGACTTAACACGTGATGGGTTCAATAACATTAGACCCTCACGCAATAATGCAATCGTGCTGTCAATATGAATATAACTGTAAACCCCTTCAATTGTGTGTACAGTAGAGTTAGGGTAATAACTTTGTAATAGTTCTGCACCCTTTTTGTTGCCTGTGTTACTTACAAGATAATACAAATCATCATTACTACGTAATACATTTGCGGCATCAAAGCAAGGCTCTGTATCATTCAATGCTAGTATGTCAGGGTTGCCTAAGCATTGACTATTGTATAAGTCGTTTCCAGTAGGTCTACCCATTAAATGAATTATATCTACAACACCGTGATATGCCATCCACTCGTTGCGTCTAGCACGTAGTGCCATTGGAGGTGAAATGATTTTGTCATCATATGCCATTATAGTATCACGTGGGCAATAGTTGTAGTAGTTAGGAATTTCTTTAACGTTTGGTCGTAGTACCTCTACACTTTCACCCTGCAAAAAATTTACAAGAGTCTCTAAGTCTTCGTTTGCTTCTGCAATAACTTGCTTTGGATAAGGGCCAGTTGGAATGTTATATGTATAACGTCTGTCAGCGTAATTAATTAGGCGTAAACTTGGATCCAATAAAGGAATCTTTGCATCGTCAGCACGACCTACAATTACTTTCTTTAGTGTGTCCCATTCATTTCTACTATACGTCATATTTCTATTTTTCTGGGGTTAAAGTAATTATCAATGTCATAATAAACACGAAACTTTTTACCAGTATCAGATTCGTCTAATAGCCAACCAAATGTAGTGTAAGATTGATGCAACGTATTATGTTTGATATTGGCGACTCCAATTAATAATAATTCTGTTGTACCATTAAATGTAAATTCCATATTGTTGTTGAATGTTTGTGTGTTTGCATTGAATTCAATTGACCCTACGCAAAGATTTTGTGCAGTATGGATATACTTAGCAAAGCCCTTTTCCTTGTACATAAACTTAAAATGGTCAATCAAATCGTTCTCTGTTGGCCAAATAGGTTCTTTATAGTCAATACTGTTTAGATAAAAGTCAACTTTAAATGTTTCCGGAATAAAATAACATTCGGGAAACAATGAACGAATATGCTTAGTGTAATTAACATAGCCCTCATCAAATAGTCTGGGGCCATAAAACTCACTGATAGTGATATCAGGAATACCCATATCAAAGTCTTCAATCAACAATTCTTCGATATCTTTGTTGATTAGTTTATACTGTGTTGATTCTAGTTTCTTGTTAATAACGTTTTCTAAGATACGAAACATATGCGGATCACGTTCAACAAAGTATACAAACTTTGCACCATATTTGATTGCGTTTAATCCTAATATGCCTGTTCCACATCCTAAGTCAATTACAATTTTGTCATACACTGAATTTCTAATAGCAGGAATTAACAATGTGTTTAATCTATTTGAACCGTTCAACATATCTAAATTCATACCTTCAGGAATGTTGGTTGAATTCATCCATTCACTTTCATTTAGATAGTATGTCATTTAAATACACTCATTGATCTTAAGTCTGGGTAATCTTTATATGTCCAGCGGCGGGGCTTAACGTCAACCACTTCTTGGAAACGTTGTAATCCTAATTGTGCTGTTTCGGGTGTCATATAATAATGATAGCCCATTGTTTCAACATCTTGTTCAGCCCAAGGCTTATCATCAGTACGACCATCATAACGCATTCTACGTAACAACTCATATTGTTCTTCATTGTCAAGTAGAATCATTCCACCTCGATTTAAGTTTAAATGTTTTCTATACTGAAAACTTAAACACATCATTGATCCTGGAATATATCCATTACGTTTCCAATATACTGCGGCGTCGATAATATTAGTATTACCAATATAGTAATAATCTTTCCAGTGTACGTCAAAGAATTCCCATGGCAAATTTAATTTCTCAAATGTCATGGGAACACTTAGATAAGTGTGGCGCGGGCAATTAACAGAACTATGAGGTTTATAAACTCGTAAACATAGTTCAATTGCATGTGTACAGCAATCAACTGCTACAGCATATTTTGCCCCGTAGTAATTAGCAATCAATACTTCAAATTCTTTAACTGACTTCATGGTAACAAGGGCACAGGTTTCTTTTTAACAATACTATCAAGTGAAATACTTACTACAGAACTTTTTACTTTCTTTGCTTGAGTATCTGCTTCCTTTTCAGGCATTGCTAAATCTCTAGACTTATCACGCTTAAGTTCTTTTTCTTCTAGTGTAACTACGTGATCCATGTAATTACTCCAGTCGCCAGTTCCCTTATAATGATAATCAAAAGAGAAGTCAATAGTAGCGTTTAGTTCTAATTCTTCTTCTAACAAGTCACTAAAGTCTTGTCCACTACGACCTTCTTCGCTGTCCCATGTAGTCTTAGCCATTTTTCTAGCACGTTTAGCAGTGTTTGCTTGAATACGTGAATAGTCTTGTGCATAGAAAGGACCCTTACGACCCTCTGGAGGAGGAAGTCTGTCATCATATGGGTTATCAACTTGCTTAAACTTAATATCAAAGTCCGCTTCCCACTGACCTTCATCAGTGATCTTAAACTTATAGGTTGCCCAGTACTGGCCCGGACCATATTGAGTACCGAACTCTTTTAAGTCCAAGTCTGGGTGGAATCGTACTTCTGCTGTATAGCCTCCTCTGGCTCTCCATAAGTTTCTAAAGAATGGCCACATCTCATTAACAAGCGTATCAGCAAAAGGATTAAGATCAGGCTTAATAATATTGTAATCAAAATCTTCATAGTGTAATTCTTTTTGAATCGCAGGATGATTCAATCTAATGTCATAGTGACGTTGTGCTAATTCACTACGTACAGGATAACTTACAGGAACTTCTGTTACTCCCTTAAAGAAATCTAAGAACATATGAATTGTTTTAACACGTGTCATAACATGCGGGCCGCCAATCTTAAAGTCATTTGAGATCCAGTGACCTTGATACTTGTGCCAACTTACGTTGTATGCATGAGGATTCTGTCCAACAATTGTTTCTGGACCCAAACCATATCCTACACCAAGCCCTGCGTTATTGATATTGTTATTACGCATACGCCATAAGAATGTCATAGTGTCACTATAGTCTTGGAAGTCTTCTGTAGGGAAGCCAACGATCCAGTTAGTTGCGCACCAAATGCCTACTTTCTTGCAGTCAATAAAGTTTTGTTCCATCTCACGAATAGTAACACCTTTGTGCATATCGTCAAGTACTTTTTGTGATCCTGACTCGCAACCAAAGTTAAACATAATACAGCCACCGTCGGCTAAGTCTTGTAGATATTCTAAGTCCATACGACCATCGCAACGAGCATAGCCTGTCCAACGAACTTTCAAGTCTTTAGCAACAAGTGCTTTGGCAAATGCACGTAATTCTTTTACGTTACCATTGATAAGACTATCAATGAACCAAATGATATCGGTGCCTTTGTTATAGTAAAGCCACTCTACTTCATCAATCAAGTCAACTGCTTGACGTTGACGATACTTCCAAAAGTGTGTTTCTTCACAGAACGTACATTTAGCAGTACAGCCTCGACTAATTTCACTGTTAACTCCATTGGGAACTTCATATAGTGAGAAGTCAAGACTTTCATAGTCCGGCATTGGCAAACCATTGATGTTAATTCGTTCGTCTTCGGGTTGTGATAAAATACGAGGTTCGGGACTACGGAAACCAGACTCGATTTCATCAAGCATTACTAATAGATTTTGTTCACCCTCTCCAATTACAACATAGTCATAGTAGGGTTCAATTTTAAACCAACTCTTGTGAACGTTTGGACCACCTACTGCAATACGAATCTTTGGATTACGTCTTTTAATTTCTTGACACATCCACTTAGTAGGTTCTTCACTGATATAATAAACACTGAAGCCAACGACTTCAGGGTTCATCTCAATGATCTGATCTACTGCTTCAGATAGAATAGGTTCTAGTACAGGGTGAATGTCATTCATGTACGTATCACCTAGCCAGTGCCATGAACTTGAAGGATCCCATAGTCTAAAAGGTAGTTTGCGATTAGGCCACCAATCATCTCTAAAAGCGTTATATGCTTTAACGTTCAAGTCCATGATATGTGTTTCATAGCCTGAACTCTTAGCGACCCCTGATAATCGTGCAAGACTAAATGGGGGCATATAGGGAGACCACTCAGGGCATAGAACTAGAACCATTTTAGTATTACGTGTCTTGTAGTCAACGTATACTGGTGTTAAGTTCTTTTGTACAGTTTGTTTGGCATAGGGTGCAATCGCCTCCATCATTGAACGATGGCGTGCGTCTGAAATATCTTCTGTAGGTCTCTCTTTAGGTTTAAGTTCATCAACTGCTAAAGAACGTAGTGTAAAATCCAATGGTAACTCCCGTGTCTACTATATTTAGAGAAAACTGCAGGAGTCTAATTAAATTTAGGGTTTAAAATGTAATATGACGCCCTGAGGCATAGTTTTGTTTTTCATCTCATATTTGCCCATAAACTTTAATCCATATAAACTTGCCATATGTATTTCGCTTTCCATATATTGGCATTCGATAAGATAAATGTCTGCATCGTGTGTGAGATGTTTACCAATGTTTTTAAAAAATTCTTCATGAATCTTAAAGTCTTGGTCAACACATAATCTAGCAGAATTTTCGATGTTTTGCTGATTAGTATTACCCATAGTTTTCAAACTGGCTTCAAACTCTGTTAAATCTAAACAGTGGGGAGGATTAGATACAACCAAATCCCATTTTTCAGATTTTGGAATATCACTAATTTTATCACAGTGATAACCAGTTACATATTTGGCTAAACTATTTGCATTTGCTGTATCTAAACAATTATCAATTGCTTCTTTATACATGTCACTGAATACAATATGATTGCATACACCCATACCCAATAACTCATATCCTAATGCACCGAAGCCAGCACACCATTCATATCCTCTACTATATGAATATTTTCCTGTCTTGCGAACAACGTCTAATAAATCATCTTTAAAGTTAAGTCCGCCACCGTCTAATTTACGTGGATACTTAAGAAAGATTCCACCTTTCAATCGTGCAGTAGCAATGTCATCACCTAACCAAATATTATCTGTATTAACAGCGTTTAATCTAGTTTCATGTTGCTCACGTTTAGTTACTACAACCTCATCGTTAGTTGTAGTAACTTCAGGTCGTGTATTACCATAATGAATTACAGTTCCATTATGATTTGATTTATTGAATTGTCTCCACGGATCAATAACAATTGAATTATCAGGGAAACGTAATTCTTCTACATACTTTTCCCAGTAACCAATTAGGTATACATCTGTTGAATTAGTTCTTAAATCAGTGTCACCGGTATGAATGTCATAGTAATTGACTTCACCACCTAACTCTTTAACATAATGTCCAACTAATAACGAGTAACTTCCGTTTATATATGGCACATTTGGCTTATATGCTTTACCTACAATTGTAACACGTTTACCAAGTGATAAACATTTCTGTGCTAATCTTTTTGCTTGCATTTCACGTGCGGTCATGATACTATCAAATAGATCATAACCCAAGTCTAATCGTTCTGCTAGAAAACGTAATGCAATGTTGTCACGTGGGTGACAGGCGCCAGCATCGCCCATGCCGGCTTTCATGTATGCAGGACCCGTAATACGATAGTCACTCTTTGCAAGTGCATTAGTTACTACGTCTACATTGATGTTGCCATTAGTTTCAGCAACGTCTTGAATCATATTAACTAATGCAATCTTTGTGCTAATGAATGTATTATAGAATATCTTAATGGACTCTGCTTCATCCCAGGTGCCCACTTCATATCTAGGGTCATTTTTCATCATGGGCTTATAAAAGTCAATCAACTCTTTAGCGTCACCTGTGATAGAGCCATCTTCAGTTCCAATAATAACCATTTCGGGATTAACAAAGTCCCAAGCAACAGTACCCATTGCAATTAGATATGGATTGTATATGAATCGACCATTACTAATATATTTGCGTAGACTGTTGCGTACTGTTCCCGGCAATACGGTACTAATTAAAATAACTAATTGTTTTTGTGTTACGTATTTGTTAACTTCTTTTAGAATCTGTGCAGTAGTTGAATAGTCAAAATCTCTATTTGGCAAATGACTAGTAGGTGTTTCTCCACCGTAGATAGCATCATGTGGAGTCGGCGCCGCAATAAAGATAAAATCTCTATCTTCTACTGCTTCTTTAATAGAAGGCTTCATTGGGAATGAGGGACTTCTTTCCTGTGTATCGTATCCAACTACATCATAGTGTTTGGACATAACTGTAGCGCAGGGTTCACCCAATTTACCCACACCTATCATTGCAACTTTAATCATTTATACGCCTTATTATATGTGAATATTTATAGTGAGTAATTATAGTCTATTAAATTCTAGTTTTTTGGTTCGTAGTAGATCGTAGTTAAACTTACATATTGGTTGAACATTGGCTAACCATTCACGTGTTTCGTCATCAGTCATATTACACAAACGTTCAACCTCATCCATAATAGCCATTACTCTAGTTTCATCATCTTCAATTGTATCATAAGATTCGTCAATATAGGGATGAAACGTTTTATATCCCAATTCATGTAGACCTTTAAGTGTATTTGGAACTGAGGTAATTATAAATGGATGCTTTGCTCTAATAGTTTTCCATGTCTTTTCTGTGTGAAATGTAGATGGAAAGCAATGAATTCTACCGGGAATGTCATTAAGACCACCTCGCGGAGAAAATTCACTAACGTAATCTACATTGTGATGGAATAATGTTTCATTAACCAAACTAAACAACGAGTTTTTATATAGTGCCAAATCGCTTTCATTAAGAATATGCATGTTATCAGTGTTAGAATTCAATGTAAGATTTAATGGAAACTCATCTGCGATGCTATTGATTCCCTGTGTAACTCTTTCTTCTAAGTTAGGAAAAAATACTTTCATTTCATATAGATTAGATAAAATATCTTCTTGGGGTTTTACAAATGACAAATATGCTATATCTCTAAGACCACGATTAACTAATTCTGACACTGTTACTAATCTATGCGCTCTGGGTTGCATATTCAAGCATAGTATTTTCTTTCTACGATGAGGTTCAGTTGAATGAAAAACTTCAATTTGATTTTTTTCTTTTGCAGGTGATGCTTCAAATGTGTTTGTAAAGCACAAGGGTATCGGCAGATAATTCATTATTGCACAATATTTAAAGTATACCTTTCGGTTATAACTTACATTGGCGGCGGCAGTTACAAATATAAGGTTGTGTATTGGAAAATTCCAATCAATGATTAATGGCTTTATTACTTTGTCAATAACTCTCATGTAGCCAGTCGCAAATGATTCATCACGTAAATCAAATACTATAAACTTATTCCAACCCTTTGTGTCTAACTGGTCTTTAACATATCTCTGAGTGGCAACAATTGTTCCCTCAAAATGTTCACCAAAATAAGGTATATGAGGAGGAATAATAATTAATTTATCTCTAGGTATATCAAGACCAATTGCTAATTCTACATTAGACCATTGATCTCTCTGTTCTACCTGTTGTATAATATCTTCATAATAATCCATTGTTCAAACTCTGTATTTCTTTAAAAATATATTGTGCTATTCGTCTATGTCCGTATTCGTTAGGATGATTGTCTTCCTTACTGATTCTTTCATAATACCAATCATTATGTTTTATGTTGATCCAATTAAACTTGAATGCATACGTTTTTAAGTTGTCAGGAAAGTATTTAACGGGTATACCCAATGCATTCCAATAATAATACTTAATATTGTATGTTTCAAAAATATTTGCTAATGCGGCCATATGAGTAATGAAATTATATAATCCTTCGATATCACTATATGTTTTATATCTCATTTGCGAATCCTGAAACTCTTCTATAGGTATATGATAATTTCTAGAGCCGGGTGGGTATATACAAATACCGGCTTTGACTAATGCCCAGTCACCATCGTTATTATCCCAGTCCCAATTATTGTTTTTGTCCGGTTCGGTAGTTTGTGAGTAATACTCATATCGTGAAACTTCTGTCCATTGAATTACCGCAATTGTATTATCTAGTGTTTCACGATCCTGCTTTAGTATCCAATCTAGTGTAGTTCTAACAATACGTTGATTACTGCCGCAACCCATTGACAAGTTTACATTGGTGTCGTGTTCTAGTAAGTGCATTAAATGATGTGGCCAAACTATTTCAAGTCTATCATTGTCGGATAGACTTTCAAATCCGCCGCCCCATGTCCAACTACATCCGTTAGTTAACAGTGTTTTCATTTGCGGGTAATCCAACTCTTACCAAAGTTTCTTCTACGTGCAAAGAAAATCTGTTCACAAAAACGTTGTAATGACATGTTATGATCTTCGGGGAACTCAAACTCATATGTAGATTCAGTATTCAAATCATGTGTATTCTGCACATAGCCAGGAATGTCATGCTTAAACGTAATAGTTTTTGTATAGTTCTGAGTGTCGTTATAGTCAATTAAGAATGTACGTTGAAATGTCATCAAGTCTTGTAATAGACTTTCTTCAATATCATACTCACTACGTAGGAACTTTTCAACTACGTTAAAGATATGATTATGTTTGCTTGCACTGTGCAAATTAATTACTGTACTGTGAATTAGATTCCAGCCATGAATCTCCATACCCTCAATAGGGTCATGATTAATTAATCCATCTGTAGTCCACTTCTCGTAATGCTCTTCAATGCGTTTAATTTCACTTAATAACCATTCATCTTCTGCAACATACTTCCATAGTTTATCATAGAAGTCGCTGTATTCAATGTTGTGCTTTTTATACAACACACGTGAAATATAATTGGTTATTCCATTGATATGGAAAGTATTCATGAACCAACTAAACACTTGTGCTTCAATCATTTGTTTACGTGATAAGTCACGGGTACTAACAATTACTTCAATACCCTCTTTTAATTCATGTTCATTGTATGTACCAACTAGATAGTCATAAACAATCTTGCCCTCTAGTTTATACATCTTACGCTGAGTTAAATTCATCTCTGCGTTCTCAAGTAATTGTGCTTGATATACAGTAATGCCAGTATGGTTGCCGCTCTTATATAGTTTATAAAAGTTTTCTTTCCAACTTCTCATTGTTTCGCCGGGCAATCCAAGAATTAGTTCTGTGTAAAGTGGAATGTTATACTCTTCACACAATTTAAATACTTCTTCAATCTTATTCATTTCAAGATTTTTGCGCTTAATGATATCTAATACGTTGTCATCCATACTCTGTACAGATAAATTAAGACCCATTTTGCTTCCACCTTCGTAAATCAACTTACGTACAATGTCAACAACTTCTTGCTTTTGATTCTTTGCCCATGCAATTGTATAAGCACGTGGGTTACCCCATTTCTTTTGCACTTCAATTAGTTTATCAGCAATTAAACTATCACGTTCTGCAAAGATACCAAAGTTTGCATCAGTGAATGATACGAAATCGATACCTTTTTGTGCAATCCATTCTAATTCATCGAATACACGTTCTAAGTTAAACACTTTAACTTTGTTATATGTAAGACTTCCCCAGTCACAGAATGTACATGCGTATGGGCAACCTCTATTAGTTTCTAATGTAGCATTCCAACGTACTTCAGGATGCTTACTCATTAGTTTGTCAAAGATGCCAGTTAGATATGGACTTGGAATAACATCCAAATCATCAATGCGTGGGCTACTACCAGTAAGAATTGTTTTACCGTTGTCGTTAATTAATAGTCCGGGAATAGACGTATAGTCTGGAGTTTCTTTTAAATGTTCTTCTAAGATACGTTTAAATGCAATCTCACCCTCTTGCTTAACACAGATATCCATATAGGGATACTTTTCAAAGAACCCCGGGCGTTCAATAGGATACTCTGGTCCGCCACCAACGATTAAGATATTTGGATTAGCCTTCTTTAGTTCACGGCCTAATACTTGTGCGTAACTGCGATTCCAGATATAGGTAGAGAATCCTACTACATCACTATGTTTAAGTGTTTCAACTGCGTCTTCGATTAAATCTCTGCGCCAAATGAATTCACCTATTTCATAGTTACTGTTGATAGTAGGATCTTGTATCACATAACTCCACAACACCCCTGCACTATACGGTAAGTAATATGCATTAAATTCTTTGGGGCCTTGTTGGAAGTTTGGATTTACAAAACTAACAACTTTTTTAATTGACATAACCCCTTAACTTTATAAACTCTGCTAACTCATCACCAATTACTTTATATCCTTTAATTGTAGGGTGTGCGCCCTGACAATTTGTTAGATACTCAGCAGGGTAATCTCTATTGTAATATAGATTAAAGTATGCACCCCAATCTTTGGGATCTAATAGTCCATCTAACCAAACTAGTTTTTGAACAAACGCAATATATGGTGTTTCGTCATGCACATAGCCAGACCAGTCTAACTTCATTACTAGTGGTCCTGCATTCTGTAATAGATATTGTTTAACGCCTTGCTGATGACTTTGATTAAATCCATTAGCAATAACTAATTTAAATCCATGTAGTCTAGCAAATGTCTGCGCATCTAATAAAGCCATCATTTGTTCTGCGGCTTGAAACTGCTCGCTCCACAGCATCTTACCATATACATCATATAGAGGGCTATCTCCGCCACCTTGACCGGGAATAGGCCACATCGTACGCCACTTACTATGTGCATATTGTCCTTTACTGTAGCCATCTGGCTCATTAGGATTACTAGCACGTAGGGGTTGTTCTTGGAAGAAGTCAAAACGTTCCATACCACTCATCATAAAGACAATAATGCCTTCGCTATTTGACCAGTCAATCTTATCAACAAAGTGTAACTGATGAACGGCGGCACGATTACCAATGCCACGCACACCTAAGTTAACAGGCTCATGATCTGGAAAATGATCGCGGCACAATACATTTACCCAACTGTTTTCATGTTCATACTTGCGTAGATGATAGTCAGGTCCATGACGAATTTGAACTCGTCCACCGTATTCTTTCCAAATCTCTTCTGGATAGCCGCCTTCACCCTGAGTCCAACTGCAACCTAATCCAATGATGTATTTCTTTTTCATTTCGCTAACCAATTTTGTTTTTCCATATAATCAAAAATATTACTACTAATAGTACCAGTATCTGATCTATATAACTCGTAATCAGTATTTTGTGTCAAAAATTGCAATGATCTAGGAATCATATTTTCTTTAGTGCCATAATCCATAAATCTCTTTCTATTTAACAGCATCTTAGGCAATAGTTTATTATGCATCGTAGTCATTTCACTATGATCTAATTTTACGATACGATTTAGATTATCTAGAATACCTTGAATTCTGTCAGATAAATTTGGTTCACTATCAAAACTATAGTCAAAGAATTCATCATATAATTCTATATCATACTCATCCTGTAAAAACTTGTGATAATCTTGATTTCCCAATACTAAAAAGGGTTTAAGTGTGCCAATGCTTTTTGCTGTTTTTTCTGTACAGAACCAATTATTCGGAGCAATAGAACTTTCCGTGATTATATCTAAGAAGCCGTTAAAAAAACTTTTTGGTAGTTCACCGGGTAAAAACTCGGGTTTAGAATTCAATATGAAGTTTTCTTCATCGTTAAGTTCACTACCATCATGATATTGCCATTGATAGCATTCATGTACTTTAACAGGACTATGAAATGTTACCATACCATGCTGTAATAAATTATTTTTTGCTAAACTATCTAATAGCAATGCTCTGTGAATCTTTGGAGTATTATTATAGCATGTATACCACTTAGTAGCACGTTCATGTATATTGTTATAATAGTCCGCGCCCTGTTCTATCATTTTTGAAATCATCTCGTAATTGTAGATATAGTAACCGCAATTTTTTTCAGTTATGATGTTAGGTCCAAGTTCTACATTATCTGGATTAGGAATAGAGACAATAACTTTCTTGTTATTCTCTAACAACCAATCTTGTATTCCATCAAAAAAATTTTTAAAAATATGTTCGAAATCAAATTCTTCCATGCATAAACAGATTATCTTATCCGGATTAATACGCTTTACATCTTCAACTTCTTTCTTAAAAGCATCTTCATGTGAATTTAAAAATATACCTTGATGATGAAGTATATAAACTTTAGTCACAGTCTTTTTTTCCTAACGTAATCTGTTCTACTATCCACTTATATGTCTTAGTGATTCCTGTTTCCAAATCTTCATCGGGCGCCCAATTAATTAATTCTTTAATTAGTTTATTGTCTGAATTGCGTCCCATAACTCCCAATGGGCCATCTACGTTATTAATTGTTACGGATTTGCCTGCTAATTCTGCAATTAAGTGTACAAGATTATTAATACTAATCATACGTGTACTACCTAAATTAACAGGAACTTTACAATCACTTTCCATAATACGATGAATGCCTTCAATACATTCGTCAATGAATAAGAAACTACGTGTTTGATTACCCGGTCCCCATACGTCTATTGTTCCGTTACTCATTGCAACTTTGCGGCATAGTGCTGCCGGTGATTTTTCTTTGCCGTTATTCCAAGAACCTTTTGGACCAAATATATTATGAAATCTTGCTATCTTAGCATCGATGTTATAATTACGTGCGTATGTTAGATATAGTCGTTCGCTGAATAGTTTCTCCCAACCATACTCGCTATCTGGATTGGCAGGGTAAGCACTTTCTTCACTCAACAATGGATTGTTAGGGTCTGTTTGATTATGTGCTGGGTACATACATGCGCTTGAACTATAGAATACTTTCTTTACATTGAACTCACGCATCATGTCTAATATGTTTAAGTTAATCATAGCACTGTTGTGCATGATATCCGCATCATGTTCACCTGTAAAGATATAACCTGCTCCGCCCATATCGGCTGCTAGTTGATATACTTCGTCAAAACGATGTGTATTAAACAAATACTTGACTGATGTTTGATTGCGTAAGTCAATTATATAGAAATGGTCTGCCTCTGTTTCAGAATAAAGAGGATACTTTAAATCAGCACCGATAACAGTATGGCCCTGTGCTTTTAAACTCTTTACTAAATATGTACCAATAAATCCGCCGGCACCGCAAACTAAAATAGTTTTCATACCATATGTTCCTCAATGTGTTTACAAATCTTTTGCACTGCAAATTCCGAACTTGGAATCTTTAGTTGATTATAATTGTGATCTAAAATGGGCTTGACTTTACGTCTAAAGTCTAGTATTTGTTCTGGAGTCCATTTGCCAATTAATTCTGTCTGATATGAAATCTGTTGCATTCTTACTTCATTGCATTCAGTTTCATCATATGTTTCATCCCAAAACTCGTTGAATGTTTTGAAGCCCATTTCACGCATTGCTTTTAATGCGCCCGGAACACCTACAACAATAAAAGGATGCTTTTCTTTAATCGGCTTAAATGATTTTTCAGTTAGTGTTAACTCTGGTAAATTGTAATTAGTTTCAGTGACGATACTAATTAAACTATTCTGATAATAGGGTCTAGTCTCATTATCAGTGTCTTCACACATCTTGTTAATTGCTGTTTCACCGTCTAATACTAATGGCAATTTACTGCTGAAAGTATTTAATATATCCATGTTCAATCGTAGATTAGCATTTTTATCAAAAATACGTTGATAGTCAAGTGTGTTTTCAAAATTCTTACTAGGATTTTCCACATCATCTTTACTAAAACTAATGTAACTTCTGTCTACTAAATTGTTCTTTTCTAGGCATAGTGCCATTTCAATACGATGCTGTCTAAATCTGCGATTCCACATTAGAAATAGTTTTTCAGGCATTTGTTCAGGATTGTATGTTGGTTCTTTTTCGGGTGCATCTACAATGTTAGTAGACAATACTTGGTGTGATGATGGATATGCAATAATAGTCATGCGTTCTGCTAACGTGTTAGGGATATTGCGCTTTATACAATAGTTATTATGCAATTTCTCTGCGTTCACACAACCTGTCAGATAGATAATCTTATGCATAGGGAAGCCATGAATGCCTCTGAAGTAGCCATACATTGCATCTAAGTGTGCATCAGTCATAAATGCTTCAACGCTATGGTCGATCATGAAATAGCCATTGTGATTTCGTACTAGACGAAACAAGTGACCTGGTGTATGAGAGAATTCTAATATACCTGTGCGGCCACAGAAATAGTTTCTAAAATCGATACGCCATGCTAATGAGAATGGAAAAATAAAAGGCCTATCATCATCAAGTTCTAGTGCTTGAGTAGGATATAATTCAAACAAGTTTTTACGTTTTTTGAATAATCGGTTCCACATATCGTCTGCCCAAAACATGCTGGAGTGGGCATCTGAACCGTCTTGTACATTTGCAAAACTTAATATGTTGGGTAATTCAGTATTCCAAATTGGTCCTCTTGGGCCAATCCAACTATATGCGATTTTAATTTTTTCCATCATGCTATTTATTCAACACGGAATTTGGGGATAATGATATCAGTTCCGCACATACACATTTCTTTCTTACATGTAATTTGTTTGGGACCAACTTTACTAATATCTTCTAAGATGTGACCAACATCCCCGCCCAAACCACAACTTGCTAAACTTACTTTACCGACCGGATTAATAAAAATGCAGTCACCGACATTACATTTCCAGTCATTATAGAAGTTTTCCCCGTTAACAATAAGTTCATTGGCGTTGCAGAACGTTACTGTATCGTCATCATAACGACTATAACTTACAGTATCAGCACGTTTGTTTGGCTTTGGTAAACTTTGATGCATCTCAATGTTATGCGTCTGAAAGAATCCAGTCTTTGCTTCGTCTTTATACTGCCATGGGCCAGTTACATGACTTAATTCATCATATAACGGAGTCCATTCTAAGAAGTAATTGGGCATTACTTTCTTAAGACCCTCACCAAACTCTACTACTTCCCAAAATCTTTCTTCATGCATTAGCATTTTGCTTGACAAGTAATTAACTTTGTCACATAGATAAATTGAATTCTCTGTATAGCGTTCTTTGTCTGTGAATTCTACGTGAAAACTTGCTACGATATCATCAAACAAATGATGATGTTTCTCCCACCATGCTAGTGGGCGACTTAAATTAGTATTAACTGCGATTGTACATGCAGGTAATTCTTCGTGTAAGAATTCACAGATAGGAATAAAGTTACGCCACGCTGTAGGTTCTCCACCACTAAAGAAAAACTTAAACTGTTTATAACCTACACTCTTGTAGCGGTCAATAATGATCTTTAGATTTTCTAAGTACTTGTCTAAGTTGCCGTTGTTTGGATTGGCGCCGGCCCAGTTACCTGGGTTACAATAACTACAACGAAAGTTGCAAAAATTGTTTACTTGCCACGTAATTGCTACATACGGTTCCGGTGCTTCAATCGCTATTAACTTGCGGCCCACTCATATACCTCTTTAATCTCTGGTACTAACTCTTCAAACTTCTCGTTTCTAAACTCATCTAGTTCATCATTAAACTTTTTGAATTCTAAGATACCGCCCTTGTTTTCATCACCTACGTTTAGATTATAGATAATCATCTTGAATCCATTATAGATATCTGAGTTGTGTTTATACTTTTCCTGATATACACGATATAATTCTGTTAGTCTACGCTTAACATGTTTGGGTAAAATCATAATGTTTGCATACCAAGGGTTAGTAGCAAGATTAAAACGTGGGCTTGACATTGTGTCAATGAATCCATTTTCAATCATGTAATCAAAGAAGTCAGGGAACGTAAAGATATTCCAAATACTAATTGTAGGAGTAATTTGAAACTTTGCGTGAGGCACTTTTTCTTTAATCTCGTTAATGTTCTCTACGATCTTTTTCCAGTCAGTTCCCTTACGAATACATTCAGCAACTTCACCGTGTGCATCTAATGACGCCCAAATCTGTAGATTGGGGAACTTTTTCCAGTAATCAATCAAGTCTACGTTCTTTTTGTACTTAAGTGTAGCAAAGTTTGTAGTATAGTTTAATTCAACTTGATTAGTTAAATCATTCTCAACCCAATAGTCTAAGCATTCATAGTGTTCCGGAGTAATAATAATTTCGCCACCGGCAAAGTATACTTCAGTAACGTCAGCAAGATATGGCTTTAACTTAACCATGAACTGTTGGTCTTCATTATTGTTAACTACAATCTTTTGATTAGGGAAATACTTCTTAAACATTTCTTCCCCGCGCTGATCTTGAAACTCTTGCGCCCACTGACTTGAACAACTTGGGCCGCAACTACGACATTTCATGTTACACAGATTACTGAAACGAATGTCCATGTACTTCATCTCAAACTCTTTGAGACTTCCATCATCATTCGTTACGTCAGTAATATAGTCTGCATACTCAAGGCCTTTGCGCTTATTATGTGATTGACGCATTGTCCATGTACCCATAAGTTCTAAATCATAACAACGCTTACATGCTTCTACGGGTTCATCATCCATCATCTTGCGGCGAAGTTCTTTATAGTCTTCGCTGTTCATCATTTCAATGATAGACTGATCTCCGTCAATCTTTGCAACAGGCATGTTGCTATCAGCAACACAGCATGGCATTACACGACTGTCAGGCCATGCGTGAAAGTGAACCCAGGGTAATACGCAAAAGTGCTTACCATTTTCTACTAAGTTGTTAACAACCGCTTTATCCATTATAGTTTACCTTTACCAAATCCACCAGTAGGCCATTCTTCAGTTTCATTCTTATCTTTAAAAAGTGTAAGTGAGGAACATTTCATTAAACGATTTTTAACGTCACGTACAATGATTTCAATCTCTGTTGTATCTGTGTCTAACGTTACCTGTGCGTCGGCATCATTGCCAAATTCATTACGCAAATCGGTCATGATTAAATCACAGGTTTCTTCTGAATACACTGTATCTAAATACTTTTCCATAATGTTCTTGACTTTTTTACCAGTGTCATGGTCGATGAAGTCTGCATCAGTTGAAAATGTTGACATAATTATTCCTCTAAGTCTCTTAATTTATTTAATTCAGGGAATACTTGCCAGAAGTTTTCATCCCTAATACGATCCATTGAAGCCGTATGCTGTAAGAATTCCCCACGATAATCGTTCCATTGATCTTTATCACTGGCAAAGTTAACTGCATCAGTGATTAGTCTGGATAGTGATGTTCCATCATTTTCGTTTGCTTTAGCCCACGCTAGTGCTTTTTCTGCGGCCGGAATCTTTAATTCTTTGGGCAAACTCTTAGCACAATAGTAATTGGGATGCACTGCTAGGTAAAGACTATGATACCAATCTTCTCTGCGCACAATGTTTTTGTCCTTCAAATACTGATAGAACT